TCTTTATGTCTACAAAAGGGACTAAAGGGCTTTCTGGAGGGGCTGGTGATGCCGCTCTATAATCCATCCGCGTCTGGTGGCTCCGCAGAATGGGGTGGAATTGCAGGCAACATTGCCGCGCTAACTGCAACATTTAAAAACGCGTCGGCAACTGATGTGCGTATAGGAACAACAAGCACTTCAACAGATGGTTATGCAGGCCATATTGATGAACTGCGCATTTTAAAAGGCAAGGCTGCACAGACGGCGGCATTCACTCCACCAACTTCAGCTTATCCGAGAAGTTAACTTGTTCCAAGGGCGTGAACTCAACTTTAATGATAATCCTGTCCGCCGTGGGCAGGAATCCACCGTCACCAGCGTTCTTACGAGTAGTGAGGCAAGCGGGCTTTTTCTTCCAATTGGGGGGCAAGCTGCAACGGTCGCGACAATAAGCGGGCGCATTGCTCAGGGGACAAATGTAACCATTAGCGGCGCGGGGACTGCGGCGTCTCCATACACGATAAGCATAAGCGGGCTGGCTGCGGTGGCTACTTCTGGAAGCGCGGCGGACTTGGTGGGAAATCTTGCTGTTGCTCGATTGAATGGCGGGGCAGGGGCGAGTGCTACAACCTTTTGGCGCGGCGACGGAACGTGGGCTGAACCAGCTGGAGGTGGGGGAGGGCTATCTCAGCCGCAAGTCATGGCAAGGACATTAGGATGCTGATTTTAGCGACAACGACTGACACTATTGAAGTTGTGCTTGGTGGCGCTCCAGTGACGCAATTACCAATAGTGTCGTCCTATCGGGATATAACAACCAGTGCTTATACTCCGGGACGTAATGCTATAAACACTAGCGGAACAACACCTGTTATCGCTGTAGCCGCTCCCGCCTCTTCAACGCAACGCGTAATTGACTTCATCAATATTCACAATCCGAACAGCGCAAATGCGACGGTGACGGTGCGGCTCGATCTGAATGGGACAGAATATATTCTAGCTTCTGTGACGCTGGCTCAAGGTGAGCGCCTTAGTTATCAAGAGGGCATAGGGTGGCAAGCGTTTACCATTGCAGGCGCTCTCAAAACATCTCTTAATCAAGGGTCAAATGTTGTTGCTTCGGGCGATAGCATTGTCGTCCTGTCTGCGGACGTCACCAACAACAACGCGGTCGCCAACACAATAGCAAGCGTGACTGGACTGCAATTTGCCGTAACCAGTGGGCAGCGATACAGTTTTGAATTTTACATTCGCTATACGGCTGCGGCGACAACGACCGGATCGCGCTGGTCTATAACCGGCCCCACGACCGACGAACTTGTGTATTCGGCCAAATATTCACTCACGACAACCTCCGTAACCGCAATCGAAGGCTCAACAGCTTATGACCTCCCCGCTGCCTCAAATGCTTCAAGCGCGGCTACAGCGGGCAACTGGGCGTATATCGCAGGCATATTGCGCCCGACTGCGAATGGAGACGTTGTTGCCCGCTTTGCTTCTGAGGTGGCAAATAGCGCAATTGTTGCCAAGGCTGGTTCCTACGTAAGGTATCGCGCACTTTAGGCGATTCAAGGCTTGCCATGACTGGAATAGGAGTTCTTTATGGCGTCTTCACTACAGATAGCAAATGAGGCATTGGCAGAATGCGCCTGTGGTTCGATTGCGTCTTTCGACGAAAACTCGTTGGAAGCGAATGAAGTCAATCGCTTTTTCGATTTGGTGTTTGCGGAACTTCTGGACTGGACCGAGTGGTCCTTTGCGCGGCGTTATGTCGTGCTGGCTGAAGTCACCAATGATCGTGCCGCTGAATGGAACTATTGCTATGCGCTCCCTACGGACTGCGCTGCTCCCTTGAAAATTCGTTCGTCCATGCCGGACGCTGATGAACTGCCAAGCTACGGGCCGATGTCCTATCCTTGGCAGGATGAGGCTCCGGTTTCGTTCATTGTCGAAGGGGGCAAGATTTACACCAATGCTGAGACTGCCACGCTGGTTTACACTACAACGAATATCGAGCCTTCGGAACTATCACCTATGGTTCGACGCGCATTCTCGCTCGAACTCGCATCGCGCATTGCCTATCCGATCAAAAAAGACGCCAAGCTAAAAGGTGAGCTTATTCAAGCTGCTGAAGTGGCCAAAGCCCGCGCCATTGCGGACGAAGAAAACAAAAACCCGCGCATTGCTCCGCGCTATGTAAGTGACGCTGAGTATGCCCGTTTAGGACATATCTGATGGCTTTTCGCGCTGGCCAGCCAAACTTCAGCAAGGGTGAAATCGCACCGGAACTTTATGGTCGGTTCGATGTGGACGCCTATGCGGCGGGTCTTAAGAAAGCCACAAACGTCATTGTCTTAAAATATGGCGGGTTGACAAAGCGGCCTGGAACAAGGCTGGTTGCCGAAGTGCTGGATGACAGCGAGCCGACGCGGCTTATTCCGTTCCAGTTTTCGCTAACGCAGACTTACGCCTTGGAAATGGGGCAGGGCTATATGGCTCCTTGTGCTTTTGGCGGTCGAGTTCTTGAAGAAGAATTGCAGATTACTGGCATAAGCAACGCGGCCCATGCTCAGATAACTGCGGCCTATCACAGTTATAGCGTGGGCGACATTGTGTATCTCAGCGGCATTGCCGGAGGCTTGGGTGACTTTCTGAATAATCGCTTTTGGCCGGTCTATTCGATTGTGGACACAAACAATTTCACGATTGACGCGGATACGACCGGAGAGCCTGCATTTACGTCTGCGACTGGCGGGACTGTCCGCGTTGGTGCTCCGCCTCCGCCTCCTCCGCCTCCTCCGGTTCCTCCTCCTCCTCCTCCTCCCACTCCGCCAAGCACTGGCGGTGGTGGCGGCGGCAACTTCGGCGGGGAGTTTGAACAGTAATGGGCGTTGCTCGCGCTTATCAGGTGGGTTCTCCCTACAATGGCGATGAATTGGCTGATCTGGACTTTGAACAGACAGCCGACACAATGTATCTCGCTCATATCAATCATGCGGTGCATAAGCTTGTCCGCAATGACCACGACGATTGGGAGTTTATTGAGGTAACATTTGGCCCGTCGCAGGCTGCGCCTACTAGCTGCGTTGCTACTAACACGACGCCTAACACCGACGCTGCCAATGGCGGTGATGCGTATTTTCCGCAAGTGGCAACCTATGTTGTAACGGCGGTAAACGACACTACGGGGCAGGAAAGCCGTGCATCCAACGAGGATACGGCAACCAATGACCTGACGCTGAAGCGCAACTACAACACGATTACATGGACCGCTGCGGCTGACGCAGATCGGTATAACGTCTATAAGGCGGACAATAATCAGTTCTTTGGCTATATCGGTACGACTGAAGATACGACATTCGTGGATGACAATATCGGGCCTGCTTTGGACAAGGCTCCGCCACAAGCTTATAATCCCTTTGACAGCGCCGGTAACTACCCTTCGACGGTGACATTCTTTGAACAGCGCTTGATGCTGGCAAGAACAACCAACGCGCCAAATGCAATATGGGGTTCGCGTTCGGGACAGTTTGAAAACTTCGACCGTTCACGGCCATTGCGCGATGACGATAGCGTGTCGTTTTCGATTGTTGCGGGCCGGGTGAACTCGGTGGAGCAACTGGCGTCCACGACAAGCCTGATTGCGCTGACATCGGATAGCATCTTCAACATTGACGGCGATGGCTCTGGCGGCGTTCTGACAGCCTCAAGCCAAGCGGCTAGGCGGCAGATCGGGCGTGGATCATCGCGCCTTCCCCCGCTGGTGGTGGACAATGTGATTTTCTACGTCCCCTCCATCGGTAACAGCGTTCGCACAATCAATTACAGCTTTGAGTTTGACGGCCTGAAGGCAAGCGACATTTCGATATTCAGCCCGCATTTCTTTGACGGGTTCAACATTGTGTCGTGGGCCTACAGCCAGGAGCCGCGCTCGCTTATTTGGGCCGTTCGCAGTGATGGCAAGCTCTTGTGCTTTACATGGGAGCAGGAGCAAAATGTTTGGGGCTGGACCATCTGCGAAACCGATGGGCTGGTTAAGTCTGTCTGCGCTATTTCGGAAAGCGGTGAGGATCGGGTTTATCTGATTGTCCAGCGCACGATTAACGGCGTTTCCAGAACATTTGTGGAGCGCATGGTTTCCCATGCTTGGGATAGCGTAACGCAGACCTGTTTCCTTGACTGTGCGGTATCAGGAACGTTTGACCCGCCACAATCGAGCTTTACCGGCCTATGGCATTTGGAAGGCCGCACTGACATTGCTGGACTGGTCGATGGCGCTGTGGTTACGGGGCTGACGGTAACGGACGGCACAGTGACGCTACCTGAAGAATATGGCGAGTGTTCGGTAGTGTCGTTTGGCATTCCCTATGAGGCGCATATTCAGACTCTTCCGCTCCGATTTAACCAGCAAGGTTCTGGCTGGAACGTGGGGCGGCATCAACAGACCGGAGAGGTTGTGCTGTCGCTTTATGAAAGCAGGCAAGTGATGGCCGGTCCTACTGAGGACAGTGTGTATCTTATCAAGTCACGCACAGGGGAAAACTATGGATCGCCTGAGAATTTGATGACGGGCGATTATGAAGTGAACAGCGCCAATACAACCGCGCCGGATACGGGGGTGTATATCAAGCAGACTGCGCCGCTGCCCTTGACGGTGCTTGGCGTTTATCTGGACCCTAACATTGGGGGTTAGGAATATCGAGATTGTTCCGGCGCGTCCTCGCCATGTCGGGACCATTGCCAAGCGGATGCGGGACATTGACCGCAAAGAGTGTGAGGCGATGGGGCATAGTCCTAAAATGGCTTTGCGGATGGGGCTTTGGTTTAGTCAGAACGCTTGGACCGCGCTGGTTGACGGCAAGCCAGAGGCAATGTTTGGGATTATGGTAACGTCTGCGCTGACAGGGGATGGCTCGCCGTGGTTTTTGGGGACCGATGAGGTTTACAAGCATGGGCGGGCATTGCTGACATGGGGGCCTTCATTTGTGAAGATAATCCGCGATTCAAGCCCTCGTGCGAGCAATCTAGTATCCGCCGATAATTTCAAGGCAATCCGCCTGCTTGAAAAATGGGGGTTTGAAGTGAAGCCCGAAACGGAAGTGCGCGGCGGCGTTCAATTCAGGAAGTTTGAGCTGTGTGCAATCCCGGTTTAGTTCTTCCCCTTACTATCGCATCAACAGTTGTTTCAATGGCTGGTGTTGGATTGTCTGCCGCACAATCTGCCAGCCAAATGAAGTATCAGGCGCGTGTTGCGGAGCGCAATGCTTCGCTTGAAAATGAGGCTGCGCGTGTTGAACAGGAAAATACCCGCACTGAAGCACTGGCTCATTATCGCCGTGTGGCTGCGTTGAAAGGCCAGCAACGGGTAACGGCTGCGGCTAATGGGGTAAGTCTGGACTTCGGCTCTGCTGCCGATGTGGCGGACGATACCGATATGCTGGCGCGTGAAGACGTAACCCGCATTTATGAGCAAGGCTCCCAGCGTTCGCGTGGCTTTGAAATCAATGCCTCCAATGAGCGCGCTCAGGCTCGCTCTGCAAGGGCGGGCGCAAAGAATGCAATTGTCTCCGGCATCTTCGATATGGGTTCCACGGCGCTTAGCGGAGCAACGCAGTATAGCAAGCTGAAAGCCGGAAGGGAAGGGCTGGTGCTTAGTGCCTAGAGTGCCGATGTATGAGCCAAACCGCGTAGCGCCTGCATCTACAACCGGCGCGCGGTTTCAGGCTGCGTCAAATCCCGGCAATATAGGTCAATCAGT